CAGCCAGCGCGTTGAGTTCCAATTGCTGGCTAGAGTCTTCGCAGAATTTTTGCCTAAAAGCTATCCATATCAAACAGGATCAGGCACAGCAGAAATCAAGGTGCAGGATTTCGACGGACGTATCGATGTCATTCCTGTAAGTGATCCCAATATTTTTAGTCAGAGCCAGCGGATCACGATGGCTCAAGAACTGCTTCAGCTCGTGCAATCGAATCCCCAAGTTCATGGCCCGCAAGGCATTTACGAAGCCTATCGCAGAATGTATGCCGCTTTGGGCGTCGATAATGTTGAGGGCCTTCTTCAGCCTCCCGCACCTCCGCCACCGCCTCCAGTAGTAGACGCAGGAATCGAAAATTCTGGCTTTATGATTGGCACACCTGCCAATGCTTTTCCGCAGCAAAATCACAGGGCGCACATCGATGCACACCGGAGCCTTTTTCTGACCGAGCTAGTCAAAGGACAGCCGCCTCTGCAGGGCACGATAATTGCTCACATGATGCAACATCTTCAATTCATGGCGACAGACATGGCTACACAACAGTTGCCGCCCGAGCTTTTACAGCAGATGGAGCAAATGGAACAGTTGGCACAATCAGGTCAAGTTCCACCGGAAATGTTAGCTCCGATGCAGCAGGAGATGACAAGCATGATCGAGCAGGTTTCTTCGCCAATACTTGCCCAGCTCACACAAGAGCTATTGATGAGCATTGGTCAAGGAGGCTCAGAAGATCCGCTTGTCGCGATCAGACAGCAAGAACTTGATATCCGAGCCGCTGAGTTACAGCAGGATCAAAGCCAGTTTCAGCAAAAGGAAGAAGCAAGAGCAAATGAAAAGCTGCTCGAAGCGGAAATCGCCAAACAACGGATCGACGCGACCGTAAACAACAACGACGAGAAAATGGATTTGGCTTTGGACCGGCTGCGGAATCAAACCGAATTGAAATTGCTTGAGCTGCAAGCAAAGTATGGTATTCGACTATAGGAGGCCCTCATGCCACTTAAAAAAGGTAAATCTCAAAAAACGATTAGCGATAATATCAAGACCGAAATGAAAGCGGGCAAGCCCCAAAAACAGGCGGTGGCTATCGCCATGAAAACCGCTAAAGGAATGAGCGAGGGTGGTGAGGTGAAGCGCGTCAGAAAACAAGTTCGTGGCGGTGGTGCCGCTACGAAAGGGCTCAATTTTTATGAGATCGAGTGATGGATGATATCGACCTCGCAAATCGCTTGAAAAAAACTATTGAGGAGAGGAAGCAGCTCATTCAAGAAACCCTGATGAGCGGCCGACTTTCTGATATGGAAATGTACAAGAGTATACTAGGCGAGATTAATGCGCTAACCTTAATAGAACAGACCATTTCTGAATATTTTAAGGGGAGTTGAGTTGGGAGTTGAAGAGGCTTATGTACCACCGGATCAGGTTGTGCTGGATCCAACCATCTTGGAAAAAAGTGCAATTGAAAGGATGCCAGATCCTACGGGGTGGAGAATGTTGGTCCTACCGTGGGCAGGCGTTGCAAAAAGTAAAGGCGGCATACACCTGACGAAAAGCACAATGGATCGAGAGGCTCTGGCCACTGTCATAGCTTATGTGGTCAAGATGGGCCCGTTATGCTACAACGACACGGAGAAGTTTGGAGACAGGCCTTGGTGCCGAGAAAAGCAGTGGATTATGATCGGTAGGTACGCAGGCGCTAGATTCAAATTGGAGGATGGTCAAGAAGTCAGAATAATTAATGATGACGAGTGTATTGGCACAATTTTGAACCCAGCAGACGTGGTGAGCATTTTATGATTGACAACGAAGCAAGACAGCCCGAAGAAGAAATACAAATACAAATTACAGATCAGCCCGATGCGGAGCCGCAAGGCTCTGAGGATGAACTGACAGAATACTCGAAACGTGTCTCTCGTCGCGTCAACAAGCTCAACGCAAGAGCGAGGGAGGCGGAAGAGAGAGCTGCCGCTGCAGAACGAATGGTGCAAGAAAGAGAGCAACAACTGCATCAATTCAGAAACATTGCGGCCGAAAATGAATCTGCCGCGCTTCTTGCAGAAGAAGAAAAAATAAAAGCACAGGAATCGCAAGTTGACGAAATATTCCGTCAGGCGGTCCAGAGCGGCGACGCTGACCTACAGTCGAAAGCCACTACTTTAAAGAACGAGGTAGCGATTCGCAAAGAAAAGTTAAACACCGCGAAGGCTAGAAAGCAGGCGCAAGAACAACAGCAGGCTCAATATCAAACTTATGAGCAGGCTCCGCAACAACAGCCTCAACCTCAAGCCGAGCCTCAAGCCCAAGAGCCTACACAAGAGGCTTTAGCTTGGCACGAAAAAAATCCTTGGTATGGCGACGGAGAAAGCGAAGAGCACAAAGAGGCCACACAGTTTGCATATTTTACGCATTACAATCTGATCAGCGAGGGGTTTGAGCCTGATTCAGAAGATTACTATGAGGCACTAGATTCCCGTGTCGAAAGGGCTTATCCTAACTTACCAAGACAGGGCACAAGTGCTCCGTCAGAAGAGATCGAGCAAAGTGAGAGTCAACCCGCCGTGCAACGAGTTGCCTCCGCCACCAACAGTGGTCGATCACAAACACGAGTGAAAAAGGACGGTGTTCGTTTCACAAATAGTGAAATCGACCGGATTAGCGGATTAAAGCCGCATAATATGACCGACGAACAATGGTTAAAAATTGTGGCGAAAGAGAAGCAGAAAATCCAAGCGAGAGAGGCTAGATAATGGCTGAAGCAAAAAAGAACACTCGGTCCAGCCGTGAAAGCGGAGCGCACGATAATCAGGCTCGGCGAAAACCATGGCGTCCAGTGCGGAAGTTAGAGACTCCACCCCCTCCACCTGGTTTTGTTTATAGGTGGATTCGTGAGTCGATGTTAGGGAACGAAGACAGAGCGAATGTTTCGCGACGTCTGCGCGAAGGTTGGGAATTAGTACGAGGTACTGATCTTCCTCCTGAGTGGCAGCTTCCAACAGTAGATAACGGCCGACATGAAGGCGTCATTTATAACGAAGGTTTGTTGCTGGCCAAGATCCCACAAGAGACGGTTGATGAGCGTAATTCGTATTACTCTCAAAAGACCGAACAGGCGAATGCAGCTTTGGACAACAATATGTTCAACGAAGCGTCGCAAGATTCTCGATATGTGCAATATGATCCTGACCGCTCAAGCCGTGTTTCTTTTGGCAAGCAGTAAAAGGAGAAGTTCATCATGGCAAATAAAGATGCCGCATTTGGACTAAAGCCAGCTCGGATGATGGGCGGTGCTCCGTATTCTGGAGGTCAATCTCGTTATAGGATCGCCAACAATCAGTCAGGAGCTATCTTCCAAGGTGACTTGGTAAAGCAACTGACCGGCGGGACTGTTTCACGAGTGGCCGCTAGTTCTACTGTACCCGTTGTGGGAGTATTCAACGGCGTGCAGTATACGGACCCAACCTCGAAAGAGACGGTTTTTGCAAACTCTTATCCCGGCGGTGTAGCTGCGGATGACATTATCGCTTTCATCATTGATGACCCCAACGTAGTTTTCGAAGTACAGGCTGATGACAGTTTTCCAGTTGCTGACCTCTTCGGAAATTTCGATCTGGTGGATCAATCAACGACCGGCGATACAACCTCTGGAAGATCGAACATGGAGCTTGACGTAACCACTGGTGCTACCACCACAACGTTGCCATTCAAAGCCATAGACATCTCACAGGATCCTGATAATGACGACGTAGCGAGCGCTAACACTAATGTTATGGTTGTAATTCAAAACCATATCATGGGTGTGAAAGGCGCTGGCTTAGCATAAGGAGGCTAGGTAATGGCTATTTCACGAGCACAACTAGCCAAGGAATTAGAACCAGGATTAAACGCTTTATTTGGAATGTCCTACTCCGATTATGGACCCGAAGAATATGCAGAAATCTTCAGCATCGAAGACTCGGACAGAGCCTTCGAGGAAGAAGTGTTGATCACTGGTTTTGGTTCTGCGCCAGTTAAGTCTGAGGGTGCAGGTGTTGTTTTTGATACCGCATCAGAGGGCTTCACTGCACGCTATACGCACCAGACGATTGCTTTGGCATTTTCTCTTACCCAGGAGGCCATCGAGGATAATCTTTACGATTCCTTGGGTCGCCGGTATGTGAAGGCGCTTGCGCGTTCCATGGCAAATACGAAAGAAGTCAAAGGTGCGGACGTCCTCAACAATGCTTTCGACACTGGCTTTGCTGGTGGCGACGGGCAACCGTTGATCTCAACCGCTCACCCGCTTGCGGGCGGCGGCACCGAAGCTAATCGCGCTGCGACCATGGCAGACCTTAATGAGACTTCTTTGGAAGATAATCTCATCGACATCAGCACATTTACTGATGATCGCGGGCTGCTTATTTCGGTACAGGCGACCAAGCTAGTTATACCACCCCAGTTGGTTTTTGTTGCAGACAGGATTCTGAACTCGACCTTACGGCCGGGCACTGCTGACAATGACGTCAACGCTATCAGGAACACAGGCGTGTTGCCGCAGGGCTACACGGTCAATCATTATCTGAGTGACCCTGACGCTTACTTCTTGTTGACCTCGGTCACGGAAGCAGGCGAAGGCTTGAAAATGTTCCAGCGCACGGCGATGGAAACCAGCATGGAGCCTGATTTTTCTACCGACAACATCAGATACAAAAGCCGGGAGCGTTATAGTTTCGGCTTTTCTGATTGGCGTGGAATCTACGGCTCTCAAGGGGCTTAATCCAAGCAAGACTCCTAAGAGTGTTGGGGCCTTCGGGCCCCTTTT